GCGATTTAACGCTGCCACCTAAAATAATCGTCTTTGATTGCTTGATAGAACGGAACGAATTCTTGCTTGAAGCGCTTAACCGTTCCGTCATCATGCACATATATCTCCACAATCCAACCGCCCATCATTGCGGCAATTCCTTTGCCTCGCATGAATGGCGTCTGTGCTTGGAAGCATCCCGTTTGTATCGCGTGCACATTTCGATACATGATGTACTCAGCTTTATGATAATGTCCGACAGCCAGTATATTCGGTTTCTCGCCGCCGCTCATCGCCTCAATCATCTTCTGCATCTTGTACGAAATCGCGTAGGCTGTTCCGTCAATCGGATGCCTAAGCTCAAGCGTGCAGTTGTCAGTCAGCGAGATAATCGCGCATGATTGTCCAAGGTATTTCATATCCGGTCGCTTCTCTGCAACAGGCTTACCAATATCCATGCCGGCACGCTTAATTAGAGAGTGGTCATGATTGCCGGTTATGAAGTGTGTGGTTATACCGGTACGCTCAGGATATACGCGGACAATCTCATCCACATGGTTGTCCGCGCCTTGCGTGTAGCATTCGTACTTGTGTCCTGGGCGCATCTCTTCGCCCTCATCCATGTCACCGGTATGGTAAACCGTATCAATACCCTCTGCCGCGTAAATATCATATAACGCGTGCAAGTGCGTTATCTGCGTGTATTTCGAGTTAATCTGCGTATCACCCATTAGCCCGAAGCGAATAATCTTCTCACCATGCCAGTCGCACTTAATGTGGTTTTCTTCCGGTACAATCACAGATGATATTTTATATTCACCATTGCTGAGCAGCACGTTGTAACCCTTATCGCTTGTCTCAGCTATAATCGACTTTGCAATGCGCTCAGAAACGCCGACAGCCTTAGCAAGCTTGGTCAGGGTTGTGCCATCATGTAACAGCTTAAGAATGTCGACCGGCTTATTCTGGTATTCCTTTTGACGTCTGATATAGTTTCGGACTCTGTTGTCTCGTACAACCTCAAATGTTTCGTCTGGAAAGTATTCTGTTTGTATTATCCGCGTTATCTCAGACCAGCTTTTCTTATCACGCCAGAGCTGCATTGCCCGTTGTTGCCAGTTCAAGCAGTCACCTCCATGCATATAAAAAGAGCAGCCGGAGCTGCCCTGTTGGGAATAATATATCTTTACAGCTTATAGTATATCATAAAAAAAGGTATTATTTAGTATTAAGTTTCTGCTTTATGGTCGTGTTTATGGTTTTGCAATGAGCCATTGAATAGCTTGTCTGTATCGCAACCTGCCACCATTTCAACCCCTCAACATATCTCGCTCTCATCACCATCGCCTGCTGTTCCGGCAGCTGTTCAATCCACCTATCAACGCCGGCAAGGTGTTCCTCCAGCGCAATGACCTTCGCCGCCAGCTGCCGCTCCAGGCCGTCAAGCCGCGCAACATAGTTCGCTAAATAATCGCGCTGCTCACCTCGCGGCGTCTTGCTCAGCTGCCCGGTTGTCCGTTCAGCCTGGCTGCGGAGCCGGAGAATGCGCTCTTCAAGCGATTCAATCTCGGAGCGGATGCACCGGCAGGCTTGAAGGTCTTGGATGGTCATGTGGCTACCTCGCTTAAATCAGTCTCGCCCAAGCGGACACCATTTAGGTGTTGTACCTGGCCACTGCGCCGCATGTGCAATTTTTCTGGTGCGTGGTGTCGATAAGCAATAATAGCAATATTTTTGCATCGGTCTGCCATCAGCCGTAGCGTTTTCTCCATCAGCAACGCAATAGTACAAGCTATCGCAATCTTTCTCTCCATATTTTTTACACCGTGCCATTGTCTAACCCCCTCCACTCCCAGTTGCTGCACTCCACGCAATCTTTGCATACACAATCTTGCGTACATGTGTTGCACGTATAATCCGATTCTTCACACCTATCATCGGTAATTTCGTGCTTGCAGTTTTCGCAGTCTGAAAGTTTCTTGAGGTCGGCTTTGAGCTTCTCAATCTCATCGTCCTGCTCAATACTGGTTTCGTTCGCCGCAAGCATTACCGTTTTATACTTAGCTATCATTGTGGCTAAGTCGTCAAACCCCTCGTGGGTAACTTGTGCTCTCATCCGCTTCAGCTCATCATGCGCTTCCTGCCATTCCTGCTGCATCGCCTTCACATCTGCTTCAAGCCCTGTAAGCACATTGTCGCGTCTGATGCTTTCAGCGGCAAGTACAGCCAGCTCGCGCCTGTTCCATAACTTAACAACTTCCATCATCGGCTTATCTGCCATGTTGTCGTCAATCGTTGCTGTTCTCGCGCCGCAATTAGTGCATATTACATAATAGATTTCATAATCGCCATCAACCTCTGCTTCACCACCGCAAAACGGGCAAGGTTTAATCTGCATCGCGTCCTCCCATCTTTGCGCCGCATGAGCAGAAAAATTCATCACTTGCGCCCCTGCCCATGCTCTCGCACCATCCGAATCCAACGGAACATCCGGTTGTGTTGTAATGTTTACACTCCACGCACCTCACCACAGGCACAACATCTGCAGCTTCAAATTTCTCAACTAAATCTCTGGCTATATCCTCATCCCTATTGTCATACCAGCATTCGCCAATAATGGCGGTATCAAGTGCATCAGCGTCTATATATTTCATGTTGTACCCCCCAAACGTCTTAATTTCGGTATTTCGGCATTCCTTGTTTTCCGTCCAATTATCAGCGTCCCTGTAATTCCACGCCGCGACCGCCTCGGCCTCATCTTTAAAAATCCAGTCATACCATACGCCGCAATCAGGGCAACCTACATGCCAAGAGTCTTTAGTGCGCCCCGTTATGCGCGTCTTGCCTGTTTCGATATTTATTCCCCCGCAAAACGGGCATTGTTTAATTTCGGTCATTTGTTTTCTCCTTTCAAATCTCCCTGGAGGGTTTGGAGGGTTGGAGGGCTTTTCCTTATCCTTTTACGTATACTAAACAAATATATATATATAAGAGTAGGAAACGCGCCAAACTCTCCTAACCCTCCAGACCCATACTCTTAAAAGTTACTGAATATGGCTTTCTGTCTGCGTTTAGGCGCAATCCGGCGTAGCGCATAAAACCGCCTTCTTTGACCTTGCTAAACCTGCGCGATAGTTCTACTCCAAATTTTGTACTTGTCATTTCGTACTCGTTGTTCTCTCGCGCCCATTGCAGGTATGCTTTAAATAGCGTTGATGCAGTCTCGCTGCCTACACCCACATAGCAGCAATCGTCTATGAACGCGCCAACAACATCCATTTTACTGCGATAGTCCTTTACTGCTTCTAACACGCATCGTGGCATTTCAAGCCCCTCCCGCTGCCACAATAAGCAGCCATCGACAGCCCATTTGAGTATGCCTGGCATTTCGCGCCGCAGCTTAAAGCGCAGCAGCTTGTCAACTTTCTCGTCTGGAATACGTACCGTAAACGGCACTAAGTGAATGCGCCGCCAAATACCATCATCTGTTCCTCGGATAATTGGCCTGTAATTCATACCCATCCACAGCTTGAATTCTGTTTTGAACTCAAATTCGTTTTCGTATTTCTTTGCTGCTGTAACGCGGTCGCCGCCAGTTAGCTGTTTTATTAAACCCTCATTAAGCCGCATTCCATCGCTTGGTTCTACTGATGTTACAAACCGCGCTCCTTTAAGCCGTGCGATGTCGCCGGAAGGGCCTCCCGTGTTATGCTTCACCATCAGCGTTTCAGGCTGCACGTTTACAGCGTAATCGCCCATAATGTCGCCAACCGTATCAAGAAACGTGCTTTTGCCGTTGCGCCCATCGCCGTAGAGGAAGAATGCGCACTGCTCTCGTGTTGAGCCTGTCAGCGAGTAACCGACAGCTTTTTGAATATAACGAATCAGTTCTTTATTTCCGTCAAAAACAGTATTTAGAAAATCATCCCATATCGGGCAGTCTGTTTTGTCCGTGTACTCAACCATGCTCAGTTTCGTCAAATACAGGTTTTTGTCATGCGGCATTAACTCGCCTGTTCTGAGGTTTAATGTGCCGTTTGGTGTGTTCAATAAGTCTGTATGCCGGTCAAGCGTATCTGGCAATATTGATACACGATGCTCGGTTTCACGCAGCATTGCGATTTTGGCGTTGCTTGACCTGCTTCGCTTTTGGTGTTTCGCGAACTGGTCGCTCATCTCGTTTTCGTACAGGTCAGCTTCGGCACCCATCCGCTCGATGACTACATCCGCCATCTGCCGAACGGCTCCCTCGTAATCGTAGAGCCAGCGTCGCCCATCGTAATACAGCCAGCGCTTTGCAACGAACGAATACCGAATAATGTCACCGAACGCGTCTCTCATCCTGTCTGCGTTGCCTGTATCATCAAACGTGTAGCGTTTAGACTCCGGCTTAGGCCTTGACCCGAATGTCACGCCATACAGCTCCTTGGGTTCGTAAACCTTAGTGCAGCTGCGCACAGCTTTAGTTATTGTCAGTGCACCATAAGTGCTGCCGGATTGTTTGCGATTCCACTTGTCGCGCATTAACCCTGACGAGCGGAATATCCTGTCCATTTGTGCTTCATCTTTTCGGCACCAAAATGCAAGCATGTTACAGAAGCTCATATCGGCTTCTGATTGCGAATTAAAGAGCGACTCCCAGTTGCCGCTATAAAGCGCACTGAACGCCTGTCCCTGCTTCGAAGCAATTGCAAGCCTAATAACTTCATCATCCGGAATATCAAGCGCCTGCGCTATGTTTTGCAGCACTGCTTGAGGATTGAACCCGCCGCCGATATACTTCTCGTGAAGCGGTTTAATATCGTTTGTGCAGTCACGTATATCCGTGTATTCAGCAGCTATATTTCCGGTCATAATAAAAAAGCGGCCGTCTGAATACATCTCAACATTTTTACGTCTGCGCCCTTGAGGCGGAAGTGTTCCACGACAAATAATATGCACGCCGCTGCCGGATATGGAATATTCAGAATACGACTGTAATGTGTGGATAAACTCAGCTACAATATTTTGGTCATCGCCATTTCGATAATCAACGATAGCGTCTTGCACATCGTCAATATCTACACCAAATATGCCATTGCCGAACATAAAGCCAACGCCTGAATGTTTCGGGGCTGCCGCAACAGCAGCCTCGAATGACGTCCAGGTATCAGGGTTATTTGATTGCGCTTGTCCGCCGGTTGCAGGGTTGACCGGTATCTTTTTAATCTTGCCAGGACGTATTTCATCTGGTACACCCTGCCAGCAAACCCATTGTCTCAGCTCGCGCAATTCTTGCGGTATCAGCTCGTACATGCTGCCCCCTTAAAACGGCAATGGCTCAGATGATGAATAAATATCCGCTTTCGGCTCTGTATGTTTATACACATGATTGCATGGTTTATGCATTGTTTCATTAATGTATTTAACGCGTGCATTGGTTCTGCCATCGTATGTATCATGCTCGACTGTTACACGCACGGGCTTGCCAGCAAGGTCTTCACCCCACTTTTGTATGCTTTCGTAATTCTTGCCGTTGGGCAGCCCTGCCGCTTTAGATAAGTTCTGAATTTGCTTGAAGCTATACCCATCACAAGCCAGGTCTTCCGCTGTCGGTTCTTTCTTCTTCCACAGCTTGTGCCAGATGTATGCATTCTGATATGCCTGTTCAACATCATTGCGGATAATAAGCGGAACATTAAAGAAAACAGTGCCGCTCTTGCTTATGTCTTCAAACGCGTCTTTTATTATAACCTCGTATTCCCCTGCCGGAATTAGCTCCGCACTTGAAGCTTGATTGTAATCTATTCCAAAACCCATTTTAGTCCTCCAAAATAATTTTAATTGCATCCTCAGGGCTTCGCGCTACCCCTGCTTTACATCCTCGTGATTTCATTTGTTCTATGAAGTTCAACTGTTCAGGCGTAGGTCTGCCGGTTTTTGTTTTTACTTCAATGAATGCCGCCATGCCGCCATTGCATATAACAAGTAGGTCTGTGAAGCCTCTCGGCAAGCCCGACACCTTGCGCAGATTGATTAAAACCTGCTGCTTGAATTCCTGCGAGAACACTCTCTCGCCCTGCCAGTAATCACCGGCATTTGTTCTAAAAACTGCGCCATGCTTCGATAGCGCAAGCATTATTTGGTTTTGTATATCCTGCTCGGTCAAATCATCCCCCTCGCCTTAGCTTGATAATAAGCCCAGCCCTGCTTATAACCCTTTTTCGCTGCATACACCATAAGCTCCGCGTAACTCGTGCAGTCGCGCGGTGACTGATAGTTCAACACAAATCCCTGTATCCGCTGCAGTTTTGCTTCTTTGATTTCTGCAAGGGTTCTGCTTGCTACCGGATAAACAAATCCGCATTGAGGACAGCTCGGTTCGGGTTTGTGCACAAAAAAGCATTTTGGACATTGTTTAATCTTTATACCGGATAGTGCTTTCTGTTTTTTCTTTGCTGGCGCAAGCTCCCAGGTTCGCTCTGTATCCGGAAGCCCATGCCTTGCATAGTTGCCCACATGGTCGATGATGATTGCCGTCTTATTCGGCTCGTACCGCATACAGCGCATTGACTGTTGTGTAAATAATGTCAGCGATTGTGTTGGTCTGAGTAGAATCGCGCACGAGCAATCCGGTACATCAAAACCCTCGGAAATTAGGTCAACATTACACAAAACTTTGGTATGTCCAGCCCTGAAGCTCTCAATAATCTCGCTGCGCAGTTGCTTCGGCGTCTCTCCATCAATATGGGCTGAGGTGATACCTGCCTGCTTAAACTCGTCTGCCATGCGTTTAGACAGTACGATTGACGGACAATAGCATATTGCTTTCTGACCAGCTGCAAGCTGTTGATAGTGTCTCACTGCATCACCATAGATTGAAGGCTTTGAAAGTCGCACAGCAACCTCAGCCGCATCGAACTCGCCTGCGCGGACGCGCACGCCTGACATATCAGCGAGTGTTGGGGCATAATACTCGAACGGCGCCAGATACTTATTGTCAATGAGCCAGCGTGTGCCTACGCCGATAATCAGCTTGTCGTTTATATCGCCGAGTCCGCCACCATTAAGTCGCACAGGCGTCGCTGTCACACCCACACAAAGTACGCTTGGCCAGTGCGCATAAATGCGCTTGTAGCTGTTTGCGAGGCAGTGATGATTTTCATCTGTGATTATCAAGTCAGGCGTTTGCATTTTCGCCAGCCTGCGCGTAACCGTCTGCACCATGCCAATATGACATAAGTCCATATTCACGCTTGCCTCACGGAATGTTGTTTCAATCTGGTCACATAGCTCCTGCCGATGCACAAGAAACAATACCCGATTTTGTTTTGCGGTTGCGGCGCGAGCCATTTCCGCAACGATTACAGACTTACCCGCGCCGCATGGTGCAACGATGCAAGGGCGTTTATATCCCTGCCTGTACGCCTCTCTGGTAGCGTTCAGAATGTCGGTTTGATATGGTCTAAGCAATATCACGATAATCAACCGGCTCAGTCAGCGTCTTGGTTGCACGGCAATAATCGCAGTGCTCGCAGCGTGTTGGCTCTACTTCGCCGTGTTTAATCGCCTGGTATCGTGGCGCGAGCTCTCGCACAAACATAATTCTTTCATCAAGTACATCATCCGGTATGCTGATAACTGCAAGGTCAGGTTCGTCCTGTTTTGTTGCTGCCGCTAAGTAAAACGGCAAGCCGTTTCCCTCAACTTCGCGATAAACCGCACCCTGGATGTCATACCCCCACACCTCAGCAAACGGGCGTTTTGCACCATCTTTCCAAACAGGCTCAAAGTCACGCATGACCTTTTGGTCAACAATCGCCTTGCCAGGATGCAGCACATCAATTTTAATCTTGAACGGAACCCCAGCAATTTCGCCTATGCGTATTACCTGTTTTTCGCCGGCCATGTATTTCATATAAAACGCGTCTCGCTCCATGCGCTCAATGATTTTTAGCGCATGACGGAACTCGGATTTCAATCCGCCGCCCTTGAGCATAATTTCGGGATGCTGCGCTGTGAACACATCCAGAGCGCCTGAGAAATGCGCATCAACATAGCTGCCAACGAGCATTGCTGTTGTTATTTCCTTTTGCCACTCACCCTTTACTTGAGCGAGGGCTGCAGCTTCGCAGCGTGTAAACTCCAGAAACTGCGATGCACCCATGTACGCAAGAGAGGATTCTGGAGAGTGATAGTTTGATTCTGTTATCATAAAACGTCCTCCACTGTTCTGCGCTTAGATATGTCTTCCTGCTCTTCCACTGTGCTCATGCCCATAAGCGCTTCAGGGCAATGGACGCGAGCAAAAAATGCGGCAGCACGGTATGCAAGCATAAGCTCGGGCATGGTCTTCCATTTAGAGCCCGATTTGTCGTGCCAGCCTTCCTTCTTCGCCATTTCGATAGTAACCTCAACGCCCTCAACGGTTTCGCCGGTTGTGCGGCGTATAGCGCGGATAAAGCAGCCGCGGCTGTCCGTACCCTTACTACCTGTGTATATAGTTTCGACCTGTGTGAACTTGCCGCAGTTTTCAATCAGCATTTTACACGCTTGCCCTGACCAGCTTGGACGGCCGTTAACAACATATAGGTTCTGCATAACCACAAGCGGTGTTAACCCGATGCGGTTTGCCATATCAAGTGCAATCAAACAGTTGTCCGGCCGCCGTTGGTACGTTGCCGGTACGAGTGTTGACTGTGAGAGCGCCATAGCGCCCCTCAGTGCGGTTTCAAAAGCGGCTTTGTCCTGCCACACACTTTGCATATCGGCAACAGCCTCCGGCACAAGCGGCTGCTCCTGCGGTATCAGTTCGTTATTCATAAATTACTTACCTCCAATCTTGTCATCACCCACGGACAATCGTGTGCCAATTCCACGGCCTGCCTTGAAGCGAACGGCCTGTCCAGCCCCATTACGACCATCAGCCCATTGATTACATGGCTGTCGAATAGTCGGTTTGGCTCAAGAAAATGCGCGTTTGCTGCATTGGATACATACACCACATACTTGCGCCCCCAGACCAGCTGCGTTGCGAAGCCGCCGACCAGCCTGGACGCTTCCGCCGGTGTTAGCGTGTCGATGCGCCCGATGGGTTCACCTGGACGGAAGATAACGGCATACTGACCGTTTGCTTGCCTATCGTCAAACATTAGCAGCCTCCTTTGCGTACCGCGCAGCCGCGAGGATGTTCTCCACGTCCCACCAGCTGATATTTTCGTAGCCCCACGCTTGTAAAATCTTCACCGTGCGGGTATACTGATATTGATTAATATCCCTGCGCTGCGTTGGTTTGCCAGAACCGTGCGGCGCTTTTTTCTTGCGGGTCATTGCGCTTCCTCCTTTATCAGCTCCAATGCGCTCTGCAGCTGCTCATCGCCGAGCGGTGTGTGTAGCAGCTTGTCCGTAGCTGCAAGCACCTGCTTCAACACAGCTCGTATAATACTCTGATGCCTATACCACTCTTTTCTAACTACGCTCTCTGCACGATACCGCTCCGCCTCAGCCGCGAAGTCATTCGCATCGAGCAGCAGCGCTTTAGCCAGAATCAGCACTGCTTCGCTGACCGTGTGCTCCGGTGTCTTCTGCCATCTACGCTCTGCTGAGTCCTGAGAAGAGCGTAGGAGTTCGATTAGTCGCATGCGTTACCTCCTACTAAGATGTTGTAGTGATGCACACTCATTTTCTTTGTCATCGCCCTTAAGGCTTCTTCTATGGCTCCCGGACTGTATACCCAGTCAGGCAGGAGGCATATCTCCTGGCACTCGTCCAGCATCGCGCAGCTCATCCGCATGTACTGGTCGTAGGTGAAGCCCACCGATGGGAGCAGCGCAGGGTTCACAACGATGTAGCCCATTTCTGCCAGTTTCTCTGCGGCAGCCGCGAACTTCGCCTTGTATGCAGGGTCGCCTGTGATTTTACCGGCGAGGTAAATTGTTTTACTCATCCGCTGTACCTCCCTCCCCGCCCAATCAGGCGGCCTTTGCGTTCCCTTTCTTCCCTCACAACCCTCTCATACAGCGCCTGTCCGTCCAACTCACCCATCAACATTGCGCCCCACTCGCCGCAAAGGAAACGCTTAATCTGCATCTGCAGCGCCCGCGGCGTTGTGTTTTTGGGGTAGCCCGCTGGTACCTTGTAGCGAAGTGCATACCGCAAGTCATCAACCGCCTGAACGACAATCGCGTGCCTGAGAGCTTCCCACGGGTCACATTTCGGTGGGTGCAGCCGCGTTTCGTTGCTCATCGCTCAACCCTCCTTGCCCCGCGCTCTGCGAGTCGTACCCATGCAGGGTGCATGTCCAAGGCGCAGGCGAGGAAGAGTAGAATAATAAGAACTATAATTGGCATGGGTTGTCCTCCTTTCTGCACTACTCTACAATCCATCTTTTTACCCAGAGAACTCTACCGAACCACTGGCGCCAGACGGCCACTTCGCGGTGGTCGTTTGTGCTATATGAAGAATACTGGAGCAACGGGAACAGCTGTTTTATGAACCATTTCATGGTTTTTGCCTCCTTTCTCCCCGCCCACAAGGGGCGGCGATTACGGGGATTGTGGATTAAACGCAGAAGCCGAGAGCCACGCCACACGCGCTGCTCGCGGCGGTGAAGCTGGCACTGCCCGACGAGGTCACAAAGCAGAAGGCCGTGCTGACGCTCGAAAGAGGGGAACGCTCCCACCACCAACAAGTATCACCGTCACCATCTGACACCTGCCGGTCGGCGGAAGTTGTAAACGCCTCATAGCGCTTTCCTTCCTCGCCGGGGGAGTAGATAGCCGAGCCGAAAAACTCACTTTCGGAAAATAGCCAGATCGTATCTACGACCTCGTATGAAGCGCCGTCGCAAGTGCGGCATTGCTTTTTCGCAGGACGAACGTGTTTCTTTATCTCGTCCGGGAGACTGTTCAGAAGTTCGTTGTTGAGCCATGACCTCATGTAGCTTTCACGCCACCCGTTACAAGCGCCATCGTTCATGCAGCGGTTATCTACGATTGCCGTTGTTCTTAGTGTGACGGTGTTCGTGCAACCATTTTCGTCCGTATCTTGTCCTATGCCTACGATTTCCAGCTCCATATCGCCAACCATGATTCTGTCGTGAACCTTTACATGATTCGCAGCTTCACCGCTACGCGCCCATTCTTCAAGCTGGGCGAGGGTGAGGGGGTTACTTACCCCAAGAGTTGCAAGCTGTTCGTTTGTTAGTTCAATCCTTTTGCCATTTATGCAGATATAGTTATCCATTGTGTGCCTCCTGTTTGATGTATTTTGTGATGGTTGCAACCGCTTCTTCAAAGCCATAACATACAACTGCGAAGTACCCGAACTGACTGAGCGCAGAGAGCCATTCACGCTGTTCTGGCGTGGGTCGGTTTTTCCCGGCTTTGAGTTCTATGTACAGCCCTGCATATCCGCCGAGCGGGACCGGCAAGCATATATCCGGCACGCCGCGTTTCACGCCTGCGGCTTTTAATCTGCCTGCTGTCGCTTTATCCCGCTGTCCGCCGTTGGGTATGTGGTGCAAGAACCGCAATGCGGGGTATGTGCTTTCTTCCAAAGCCGCCCAACGAAACACCGCAATTTGCTCATTCTCCTCATACGGGTACATTTCGCTTTTCCTCCCAGGCGCTTCCGTATCTGCGCCGTCCGCACTTTTCGCAGATGATTTTTGCATCTATGCCGATTGATTTCCGCACCAGCTTCACGCCTTGCTTCTTCAATTCCTCGGCACATGGACGACATAAGAGTTTCATAGCCCCTCCTTGCCCCGCGCTCTGCGAGTCGTACCCATGCAGGGTGC